TAGACTAACACAGTGGGGTGTGTGCATGCGTAGGTTCTTCCTCATAACCGATATGATGACGCATTACCGGGCCAGGATGATGGCCGCGCTGGCCAGCGGGCTGGTAAAAGCTTCAAAGGAAGAATACATCGTCTACATGATGTCCGGTCACGACGAACGGCTTAACCAGGCAGACATTGTACTAGGGGTTGACATAGCCCGCCCTGAATACCTCGCACCGAATGTAAGGTATATCACCTGGGTTCAGGACCTGATAAGCTGGCCGCACGGCAACAGGGTCCCCAGGCTTGACACTTACGGAGCACAATCCAGGCCAGACGACATCATTTACACGCTTGGTGATGGCCGCAGCGTTGGGATAGACGAAGCCGACCCGCACTGGCGCGGTTCACTGGCAGATGCCGTTGACCCCGCGCTACTGCACAGGCCACGCAAACAGCCTGGCATAGACCTCTCACTTTGCACCTACATACCCCCACCTATTGACCAGATAGAGGGCCTGGAAGGTTACTGGTCGGCGGTGGTAAAGCGGCTTCTCAGGGAATATTACACCCCGTTGCGGGGGGAACTGGACCCGCTGGGGATGTATGGCCGCATCAAGGAGGAACTTGAGTCTGAAAACCTTGGGTTTGACTGGGCTGAGCATTTCAAGAGCAGGTCTCAGGAAGTCAAATGGATGGTGGTTCAGTATTCAAGGTTGCTGGATCGGCTGAAGATCGCCAGGATGATGCTTGAGGTTTCCAAGGAATGTGAGTTCCGTGGCGGGAACTGGGAACACTACTCTGAATTCGCCGAGTGGGTTCAGCCTCATACCAATGACACGGAAGTGTTGTACAACGCCTTCCAAAGAGGAAAAATCAACCTGCACGTCAACATAACCGGGTTCGGCATTCACTCACGGGTGTTGGACTGCATGGCCATGAATTGCTTCATCATGAGCCATACCACCCCACGGGACTGTGTCGGGCAGCTGACTGAGTGCTTTGAGCCAGATGTTCATTACGGCGTGTTCACCCCTGAGAACTTCAAGGAGCGGGCGCGTTACTGGCTCGACAATCAGGAGGAACGGGAGGCGGCAAGTGCCGAGGCTTTCAAACTGGTGCAGGCCCACCATCTATGGGAACACCGTGCTGCCAAAATACTGAAAGATCTCAAAGATGGCTGAGTTATTGCCGCTGCATGTTCAAGTGCGTTTTGGGGACGACATACCTGCTGACGCCCGCAACAAGGCCATGTTGGAATTTGAGCGGCTGTTGCGCAGGCTGACCGGTTTGCGCATTGAGACGTTTCAGGAACGGCGCGGCGACGACAGCAAGCTGCGCAATGCCATGACCACAGAACAACGAGCAAAACTATGACCACACCAATTCCGGAGTTTTTCAACCATGTTGTCACCGGCAAACCGGCAGCGGAGGTCTATAATCTCCAGCTTGATGGTACTAAGATTGCCTGGTACCGCGACCGTGTGGAGGCGTGGCGGCGCGGTGAGAGGATCGCCCCCATCACCATGGACGTTGCCTGGACCCGCAAGTGTGCCGCCGCCTGCAATTTTTGCTACGCGAGCCTTCAAGCAAGTGAGGATACAACGATCTCAAGACAAAATGCTCTAGACTATCTAGACGATGCTTCAGAGATAGGTGTTAAGGGAGTGAGTTTAATTAGTGATGGTGAGAGTACTGAAGTCCCATATTTTGCTGAAAGTGTTGAATATGGGGCTAAACGAGGGTTGCAAATCGGTACCAGTACTAACGGTGTCAAGCTGACCCCCGATGTTCTTGAGAGGATTTTGCCTGGGTTGACTTACTTGCGTTTCAATTTCAGTGGTGGTGACAAACATCGCTGGTCTCAGATCATGGGGCTGAAGCAGCCATTGTTTGATCGTGTTGTTTCTCACATTAAGACGGCGATGGCAATCAAACGCCGTGATAATCTACCCGTGAACATAAATATGCAAATGGTTGTTCTTCCTAAAGATGCTGATCAGATCATTCCGCTTGCTAAACTAGCGCAGCAAATACGTCCAGACTATCTTATCTATAAGCATTGTGCTAATAGTGCAGATGGTGATCTGGATGTTGATTACAGACAATACAGCTCTTTGTTCCCTCTATTCAAAGAAGTTGAAGCAATGGGTGATGAAGAATTTAGGGTGGCGGTGAAATGGTCTCGTATTCAAGACGAAGGAAAGAGGGACTATCAACGGTGTTATGGACCGCCTTTTATCCTTCAGATGTCTGGCAATGGTTTAATTGCCCCCTGCGGACAGAAATTCAATTCCAAATATTCAAAGTTTCACATTGGGAATATTACGAGAGACAGATTTAAGGATATCTATCAAAGTGACCGTTACTGGGAAGTTCTCAATTACCTGGCAAGTGATGAATTTGATGCGTCGATTGATTGTGGAGAAAATTGTCTTCAGACAAATACCAATTCATGGTTAGACAAGTGGGTCAATGGCAAAGTAGAGTTTGCAACGTCGCCCCCACCCCCACATATGGGTTTTGTGTAATGAAAGAGTGCAAGTGCTGTTGCGTTTCGAAATCGTTGGAATTATTTTACAAAGCCCCACAGTGCCTCAATGGTGTAAGGCCGGAATGTATAGAATGCAGCAAAAAGCGGCGTGCTCCGTATAGAGCCAGGGAAGACGTCAGGGCCAGGAACAAAGCGTATCATGCGCGCAAGGATGTACGTGATAGGGCTAATGAACGAAGGCGTTCAAAGAAGGGTAAAGAAAACTATTGGAGGCGTGCCCACGCATCACCAAGTTTCGCATTGAGTTTTGCCCTTTACCGGGCACTCAAGCGTTGCCCGACAAAGAACCCCATCAGCCACTCTGAGTTAATGGTTATGTTTAGAGAGCAAGATGGATGTTGTGCCCTTACTGGATTTGAAATGACGTGGCAGCGTGGTGGGCTAAAGCCAAATTCCATGACAATGGACAAAATTGATCCAAAAGGTGGCTATACCAAAGACAACATCCGATTAATTTGTCATGCAGTTAATATGTTTAGGGGCCGTATGACCGATGCAGAAATGTTAAATATGGCTCGTGCCATTGTCACACAAGCAGACGTGAAGTTTACAACGGTTTTGAAGCAGGTTGCGTGATGCGTGTAGCAGAGTACATAGCGAGGTTCCTGAATGACCATGTTACTCGTGTTTATGCTGTCTGTGGTGCAGGGGCTATGCATCTTAATGATGCAATTTGCCACCAGCCCGGCTTGGAAGTCATAGCTGTCCATCATGAGCAGGCCGGGGCTATGGCTGCTGAAATGGACGCCAGGGTCACCGGCAAGATGGCCTGCGTCCACGTTACCACCGGCCCAGGTGGCACGAATGCAATCACCGGGATAGCAGGGGCCTACGTAGACAGCGTACCGATGCTGATTATAGCCGGTCAGGTGGCAAGGCACACTATGATCGACGGCAGCGGTACCCGTCAGATAGGCCCCAACGAGCTTGATCTGGTCAGCATCGTCAAGCCCATAACCAAGTATGCGGAAACGGTGCGACACAAGGATGCAATCCGGCATATGCTGGAATTTGCTGTGTACATGGCCACAACGGGGCGTCAAGGGCCGGTATTCATTGAGGTCCCCCTCGATGTGCAAAACGCAGAGATTGACCCGGATAGCTTGAAAGGATTTACACCTAATGTTTACCCTATGCCGGTCAACGGTGTGCGGCGTTGCCTGGAAATGCTTGAAGGGGCCAAGAAACCGCTGATCCTGGCAGGCAACGGGGTTCACCTTGCGGGCGCTGAGGAGGAACTAAGAACGTTGGTTGCTCTTGGGCTGCCGGTAGTGACTGCCTGGGGCGGCACTGACCTGATCCCCACAAATCACCCTAATTACATCGGCCACGTTGGCCTGATGGGGGACAGGGCCGGTAACTTCGCGGTGCAGGAAGCCGATGTACTGTTGGTCATTGGCAGCAGGCTGAGCATCCCCGTCATTGGTCACACCAAGGAACTGTTCGCGCCAAAGGCCAAGTTGATTGTGGTGGATATTGATCAGGCTGAGACAACCAAGAAAACCATCAGGACCGATCTGCCAATTGTTGCCGATGCTAAGGATTTTCTGCATGCCCTTTTCGGTATGGGCTTGATGCACTTCACTTGTTCAACGTGGATGGCAATATGCAGGCACTGGAAGGCCAAATACCCGGTCATGCTGCCTGAGTACCGCGACACCAGCAAAGGGATCAATTCCTACTTCTTCATGGAAGTATTGGCCAAACTCATGGACGACGATGCCATTTTGGTGGCCGACGTTGGCGTGGCGGTACTTTCAGCCATGCAGTCCATGCCCCTGAATGGCCGACAAAGGCTGCTGCATTCAGGCGGCGTGTCAGCCATGGGGATTGGCCTCCCCGGTGCCATAGGGGCCTACCTGGGCGGCGCTGGCCGCCAGACCATCAGCCTGAACGGCGATGGCGGCATGATGATGAACCTGCAGGAACTGCAGACCATTGCCCACCACCAACTGCCGATCAAGATCTTCGTGTTCTGCAACAAGGGCTACCTTACCATGAGGTTTACGCAGAACACCCACTTTGGCCGCGAATCCATAGCCGGTACCAATTCAGACCTTACCTGTGCCAACTTCTTTGAGGCAGCACCAGCGTTTGGGATCCCGGCGATGCGGCTGACTGGCGAATCTGACCTTGTACAGGGGGTCAAGAATGTGCTGCTGAACGAAGGCCCTGTACTCTGTGAAGTACATTCACCCGAGGATCAGCTGCTGATGCCGAGGGTTAAGTCCCGCATTGAAGACGGCAAGTTTCTTCCTGCTCGTCTTGATGATATGTGGCCGCATTTGCAGGCGTAATTTCTTGTTTGTGTGAGTGGAGGTGATGATACTTTAGAAATAAAGTGATCCTTTATGGGTGACATTGTCCTTGTACCGTCGACTGGTATCTCGACTACAACGACAATGGCCGTCGATGTGGTTGGCGGTGCTATCTTTCAGCCTGTCAAGATCAATCTGGGGTCGAGTGGTGCTGATGATGGCGTAGTTACTGTTTCGAATCCCTTGCCAGTCACTGGTGTATTGGGGATTACAGTTTCTGTCACTGCCACGAACCCGGTAAGTGGTACGGTTAGCATCTCAGGGACGCCGGTCGTAACCGGTTCAGTTGCAGTTTCTGGTACCGTTTCGATCAGTGGTGCCAGTTTCGCTACCACTGCTGTAGCCACTACCACCCAAGCTGCCGTAACTGGCGCTGTAGTCTGGTTCGCCCCTACACAAACTGTTTCTGCTGCAGTAAGTGGAACCATCACTGTCAGCAGTGGTGTTAGCGTTACCATCCAGCAAGGAGCTTCTGTCTCAGCGGTTGTCAGTGGAACGATTACACAATCCGGTGTGATCAATACCACTACTCAGACTGCTGTAACTGGGCAACTGGTTTGGTTGGCACCGACACAGACAATCTCTGCTGCAGTAAGTGGAACCATTACTGTCAGTAGTGGCGTTTCTGTCACCATTCAACAGGGAGCATCAGTTTCTGCTGTAGTATCCGGGACAGTTACAGTAGGCACCGGCACTGTAAGTATCAGTTCTATGCCTGCCGTAAGTGGAACGGTTACGATCACCACCGGCACTGTTTCTATTTCAGGTACTATTATTGTTTCTGGTGGTGGCACGCCAATAACAACCACTCAGGCTGCTGCTACCGGTGCTCTTGTCTGGCTGGCCCCTACACAGACCATCAGTGCCAGTATTGCTTCCCCCCTTGCCACTACACAATCTGCTGTCACTGGTGTGGTTGTTTGGCTTGCGCCTACTCAGTCCCTTAACGTCAATGCCACAGCTAGTTTCGCTACCACTGCCGTAGCTACGACTACTCAGGCAGCGGTAACTGGCGCTGTAGTCTGGTTGGCACCTACCCAGACGATTAGCCTGACTGCTACAGTCACAGCTACGATTACGACAACCATAACCGGTACGGTAACGGTCACCAATACCGGTTCGGTGGCTATCAGTGGTTCGGTTCTAGTTAGCGGTACCGTTTCAATATCTGGTGGTTCGGCTATCCCGACGACGACCGCGCAAGCTTCTGGTGTAACAGGGGGTTTAGTTTGGTTGGCGGCGGACCAGACAGTCAATGTTTCAACTGGGACACTGACTGTCACCGGGACCGTACTTGTAAGCATGCTCTTTCCGCTTGCAACCACGCAAGCCAATACCACTGGCTTGGTTGTTTGGCTTGCACCTACCCAGACGCTTAATGTCAACGCTACAGCGAGCTTCGCCACCACTGCCGTAGCTACGACTACTCAAGCAGCGGTTACTGGTGCTGTAGTCTGGCTTGCCCCCACTCAGACTTTATCGGTAGTTATTGGTGCTTCTACAGCAGTAGCTACCACGACTCAGGCTGCGGTAACAGGTGCGGTAGTCTGGTTTGCCCCTACACAGTCAGTTTCTGCCGCTGTCAGTGGTACGGTCACTGTCAGTTCTGGTGTCAGTGTTACTATTCAGCAGGGAGCTTCTGTTTCTGCTGTAGTGTCTGGCACAATAACAGCATCTGGGATAGTAAATACTACAACTCAGGCTGCTGTAACTGGACAACTAATTTGGCTGGCACCGACACAGACAATCTCTGCTGCAGTCAGCGGTACGGTTAGTGTTTCCAATACTGTAGTTATTTCTGGCACAGTCTCGATCAGTGGTGCCAGTTTCGCTACGACAGCAGTAGCCACAACCACTCAGGCTGCCGTAACTGGCGCGGTAGTTTGGCTTGCTCCCACTCAGACGGTTTCTGCTGCTGTCAGTGGTACGGTCACCGTCAGTTCTGGTGTATCGGTTACCATCCAGCAAGGGGCATCAGTTTCTGCGGTTGTCAGTGGGACTGTAACCGCATCTGGGATAGTCAATACTACTACTCAGACTGCAGTTACTGGGCAACTGGTTTGGCTGGCACCGACACAGACAGTTTCTGCTGCAGTATCTGGGACCATCACAGTTAGTAGCGGTGTATCTGTAACAATACAACAGGGAGCTTCTGTCTCAGCGGTTGTTAGTGGTACTGTAACAGTGGGTACCGGCACTGTGTCCCTATCTGGACCAGTGATGACTACTACCCAGGCCAATGCCACTGGTATTCTAGTTTGGTTAGCACCCACTCAAACTCTTTCGGTTGCTATTGGGGCTTCTACAGCAGTAGCTACCACCACCCAGGCTGCCGTCACTGGTGCAGTAGTCTGGCTGGCCCCTACACAGACAGTCAGTGCTGCGGTTGTTGGCAGCGTGTCTGTTTCTGGCACCGCAGCGGTTAGTGGAAGTGTGTCGCTTTCACAAATCGTTGCCACAACCACGCAGGCACAGGCTACTGGTTTATTGGTCTGGTTTGCACCAACACAGACACTTTCGGTTGCCATTGGGGCTTCTACTGCCGTTGCTACGACTACTCAGGCTGCCGTCACTGGCGCTGTAGTCTGGTTGGCCCCTACGCAGACAGTTTCTGCTGCTGTTAGCGGTACGGTTAGTGTCTCAAATACAATTGTAATCTCAGGTACTGTTTCAGTCAGTGGAGCAGCTTCTACCACTGCTGTAGCGACGACTACCCAAGCAGCCGTAACAGGTGCGGTAGTCTGGCTTGCTCCTACACAGACAGTTTCTGCTGCTATCAGTGGTACTATCACTGTATCTAGCGGTGTTAGCGTCACTATCCAACAAGGAGCATCAGTTTCTGCTGTAGTATCTGGTACAGTAACTGCATCTGGAATAGTTAATACCACTACCCAAACTGCAGTTACCGGGCAGCTGGTTTGGCTCGCGCCGACACAGACAATCTCTGCTGCAGTATCTGGGACCATTACTGTCAGTAGCGGTGTTAGTGTCACCATTCAGCAGGGAGCTTCTGTTTCAGCGGTTGTCAGCGGTACTGTAACAGTGGGTACCGGCACAATCAGTATATCTAATACAGTTGTTGTTTCCGGTACGCTGTCACAAGTTGCAGGCGCATCAGTTTCGGCTGTTGTCAGTGGGACCGTAACAGTTGGAACTGGCACTGTGTCCTTGTCAGGGCCGGTGATGACCACTACCCAGGCCAATGCTACTGGGATACTGGTTTGGCTGGCCCCTACACAGACCCTTTCTGTAGCTCTTGCAGCTTCTACGGCTGTAGCTACTACCACCCAGGCTGCGGTTACTGGAGCAATTGTCTGGCTTGCGCCGACGCAAACTGTTTCTGCTGCAGTCAGCGGATCAGTATCAGTTATCAATACCGTTGTTGTTTCTGGTACTATATCGCAGGTTGCGGGCGCTTCTGTTTCGGCGGTGGTTAGCGGAACCGTAACCGCAAACATTGCTTCTCCAGTCACTACTACCCAGGCTGCCGTCACCGGGATGGTGATCTGGCTGGCACCAACCCAGACTATCAGCCTGACTGCTACGGTTACGGCCACGGTCACGACGACCATTACCGGTACGGTCACGGTTACCAATACTGGGTCGGTGGCCATCAGTGGTTCGGTTCTAGTTAGCGGTACAGTTTCGATCAGTGGTGCCAGTTTCGCTACCACTGCTGTAGCGACGACTACCCAAGCAGCCGTAACAGGTGCTGTAGTCTGGCTGGCCCCCACTCAGACTATAACTGTTGCACTATCTGGGGCTATTGTTACTACGACTCAGGCTGCCGTCACCGGTCAGGTAGTCTGGCTGGCCCCCACTCAGACGATCACAGTTGCACTATCTGGTGCAATTGTTACGACTACTCAGGCAGCCGTCACTGGCCAGGTAATGTGGCTGGCCCCTACACAGACCATTACGGCTGCAATTTCCGGCTCGATGGCGATTTCTGGCAGTGCGTTAATTAGTGGTTCTGTCCAGGTGCTTGATGTAGCGCGTACTCAGGTAGTTCTTGTTGTCACCACAACGACTTTTGCTGCGGCAACGACAACGGCTCTGTTTACGATTTACCAAGGTGTTACACAGACAACGGCAGCGGTAACTGCTTGGGTAGTCCCGGCAGGTAAAACTTTCCGTGTCATAGCTGTTCAGGCTGTTGTTGGCACTTCGGCGGTGGCTACGTTCAATACCATATCGGTACTTAATTCAACGGCTAACCCGACGAACGTTGCAGCAGCTCCCATTGCGGCAAATGCCTTTATCAACTGCAACGCTGCTGTTGTTTCAGGTGGCGTCATTGGTCTGGCCCAGGATATTGCCGCTGGGGTAACAGTTGCAATTGGAATTCGTGCCACTACTTCGTCGTTTCTTAGTGCAGCTTCTATCGTTGGCTACTTGTTCCCGTAGGTATGGGGATGGCCCAATTTGCTAGTGTCATACCTAATTATGCAATTGCGTCCGGTCTGCCGAGTGATTGGACGCAGGAAACCGGGACGTTTACGTCCCAAGTTGTGGCCGATGCTACTACCAGCGGGGTGACAGACCGCATTTTGAATACCAGCGCGGATACAGTTTCAGGCCAGATCACTTGGAACACTCCAGGAAGCATTACCAACCAGGAATCTCTCGGACTCATAAAGCTGACTGGACCCACTGCCAACACCACTTCCTATGGGGTGGCCTCTGTCCGTCAGCAAGCCGGGGCGGTTAGTGCCTATTCTGTGATGCTGGTCTCGGACAGCAGCGGTGGAGGTGGACCATCGTTCGCGATTGTTCAGCTTAATGCTGGTGTGGCTACGACACTTACAACGGGCAATTTCACATGGACTACAGGCAGTTGGTATTGGGGGCGCATACGTGTTTCAGGGACTGCACTAAATGCCAAGGTGTGGGCACTGGGAACCCCAGAGCCTGTAGGTTTCATACTTTCCGCTAATGATGCCACCTGGGCGTCCGGTAAAGTTGGCACGCGCATGGCAACCATTGGCACGAACATAGCTTTTTTCTCGGCAGCGAGTGGGACTGACTCTGCGCCAAGTGTTCCAGGAATTATGGTAGTGCCGCGATGACTATCACAGTAACAGGAAACGTGGGACTGGTGGCTCCTGCCTCTGCCTTCACTTGTCTTAATGTGAAGGATTTTGGAGCCGTCGGCAACGGTAGCCATGATGATACTACGGCAATCCAGAATGCGTTCAATGCTGCGTTTGGGCCTCCCGGAGCAGGAGGGCATGGTTTTGCAAACAGGGCATTGAACGTCCCGGTTTATTTCCCGGCTGGAAATTTTAAGATTACTGCGCCACTTTATTTGATAAATGTCGTCGGTGGCTTGATCTTTGGGGCCGGTCAAGGGAGTACTACTATTACCTATGGCGGGACTTTCGCCGGTGGTAATACGGTTGTTCCGAGCCCAGGCGATGTTTTTGTCCCGATCATCATGATGCAAGGGTTTAATTCTGGCTGTATACGGGATATGGCACTTTCTAGTCCGGCTAGTGGTGGGTCGTTTCTGGGGGTTGGCATTTACATGTGGCAACCATCGGTCGGTGGCTACAGCCAGACGCAAGTTCTTTTTCAAAACATGAATATAAGCGCGGACACGGGGGTTTTGGCTGGTTACCCCAGCGGGGTCGAATGTTCGGAGTGCCAGTATGTGAGTGTTACGTTCCAGGACTGTGCGTTTTCCGGTTTAACTGTTGGGGCGTCCAACGCACTGAACCATACTATTTTGGGGGGCGGTGCCAATGGCTGCGCGAGAGGGTACTACGTACAATCAGGAAATATCAATTTCATTTGCAATGCCTCTCTTGCCAACAACACTGTCGATATACTTAGTGCTGGCGCAAGTGCGGGTTCGCCTATGACGGTGGTGGGTTGTAGAACCGAAGAAAGCACGGTGTTTCTCAATATATCTGCCAATCAGGTTTATGTTACTGGATGTGAACAGGCAGATTTTAGCAAAAACTTTTTAACTGGAAGTGGCGCAATTGCCGTTCTCGACGGGTGCAGTGGTGCAAGTTCTAATCCATCGTTGCCATGCACGATAACTGGCACCGGAACACTTTATATGCGGGGCTGTACCGGACTGGTGCTAAGCAGTTTCACTGGTGTTGTTGGCGAAAACGATGTCGGGGCGACTACTGTCGCTTTGTTACCAACGCCGTCCGCAGCCTATAAGGGTGTTAGGATGTCTGTCACTGATAATACAGCGGCTGCTGTTGGCAATTTCGGTGTTGTAGCTGCTAATCTTGGCAGTGGCAGCAATACAGTGCCGGTGTTTTGTAACGGTTCTAACTGGCTTATAGGGTAAATTACAATGATACGTGGCGATAATCTAATTTGCGGTACGACAACGACTGGCACGGGGACACTGACGTTGGCAGCCACTCCCGTTCCTCCCGGTGGAGTAGATTTTGACGTATTTGTCCGAACAACAGGTATTGGTTTTGGTAATAGCGCAATCGTGTTTGTTTCTTACACTATAATCGAGTATACTGACAGTACGTTTGCAACAGCCAAGGGGACTGAGAAGGGTATCGGTACGCTGACGCTCGGCAGCTCCGCTGGTATTGCCAATGCCACTTTGGCACGCACTACCCTGCAAACGACTGCCACATCTCTCAACAGCCAACCCGCAACGCAGAACATTACCCCGGCTACTGCTCTAAGCATTGGTACGACAGCGAATACGCTGGTCTTTATCGGCGTGAGTGCTGCCGACGTCCCGGCCTACAGTCCTTATTTTGAGTCGGCTCTTGATACCGCGAATGCAGGGGTGCCCATTGCTGGCATCATATCTGGTACGGATGGCGCGGCTCCCAATATGGCTGATTTGACTGACCAGTATTTCATATTTGAATGGTGCGTTCCGATGCTCGTCAAGCGAGCGGAGTTCTACGTGGCGAATATCTATACTGGAGGAACGAGTAATTTGTACGCCCGCATATACCAAATCAATTCAGCCGGTCGTCCTGGCAAACTTTTATACGACTTTGGTGTGGTCGGAACCCCAAATTCGTCGTTGGCAGCCGCCGCGATAGTTCAGACTGGTGCGGGCGGTTCTGGGTTCTTTTTAACCCCAGGTGCTTATTTTATAGACCTACTGCCACATTTTACAGGCGGCAGCGGGACGCCCGCAATGCAAGGCAATACGAGAGCTTTCATTTCAGGGCAGTTGGGGACTAACGCTACACTCTTTGGTACGCCTTTCGCGTTGTCTATGACAAGCGCGACTGGTGGCACGACTGGTGCGGCACCTGACCCAGCAAATGTTGCTGGCTACGCTAGGGCGGGCGGCGGGAATGTACCTTATGCTTCCTTTTCTCCAACGTAATAGGAGAATTGAATATGCCTGCTGGTCTTTTAAGCATCACTACTGTCCCCGGCTGGCCGACGCCGATAGCCGGTTGGCGCGAAACCCTTGATATGGCGCTGGTTGCCGCCAATATGGCTCGAGCAGCCCACCGTCCAGACGGGCTTTATGTGGGGGATCTGACTTTTGCGCAAGGGTTCCTAAATAGTTATGCAGGCAGTGTGGTGGAACTCCAATGGAATCAAACACGGGTACAAAAGGCGCTTGATGCGTTGCTTGACAGCAACTTCGACCTAAAGGCGTTCATCCGTGCTGGGACATCATCGGCGGTGACGGCAGCGAATGTCGGAAATTTCCTGGCACAGATCACCAACAATTACCGCTCGCTGCGGACGCAGATCGCGGCAGCGACCACGCTTGCACAATTGCAGGCGATCAATATCAATGCTGGTTGGCCGAGTAATCCATAATGTACGGGCGCAGACCATACGCCACTGTCGCTTATGCTCAGTTCTACGAGATTGTGGCGGCGGCACCACCATCTGGCGCATCTTTGGTCTTCCAAGCGCAAACCCTGACCATTACGCTAAAGACAACCGGCAATATCAAGGTAATCCTTCCAATCCAGTAGGATAGATCATGCCGCAGCCGTTTCATCTTCTCCCGCGTATTGGTTCCTCGATGGCTGAGGAGTGGCTCGCCATCGGGCTGGATCATCACGTGGCTGGCCGCTTTCAAGAGGCCGAACAGGCTTACATGAAGGGGTTACGGATTGACCCGAATAACGGGCCAATTACCTGCAATCATGGCGTCATGGCGGCGCAGCAGGGGCAGATATTAACAGCTATCCAGCGGCTTGAGCGTTCGCTGTTGTTTGACGACAAAAATGCAACGACTGGGTATAATTATGCACTGGCATTGCTGGAAGCTGAACGTACTGACGAGGCATTAGCAGCTATCAACCAGTCGATTGCCCTCATCGAAAGTGCTGATGCTTTGTGTGCCAAGGGCATGATCCTTACAGCTTACGGGAAGGCAGCAGAAGCTTGCGAAGCTTATGAGAAGGCTTTAGCCAAGCCGTTTGACCCGCCTTACTCAACACGGGAAATGGTGGGCTTCAACAGCGTCTTTGTCCGCACGCTGAAGAACACCACCCCTGAAGAAAACTGCAATGCCAGGAAGAAATGGCATGAGCGGTGGTCCTACAAAGGTGAGAAGAAACCGCATGCTAATGACCGTGTACCAGACCGCAAGCTGCGCATAGGGTATGTGGGCGGTGACTTCAAGATGCATTCGGCAGCCTTCATCTTTGGCAAGGTCATCCTGCACCATGATCGCAATGCCTATGACCCCTACTGTTACATGACGATGCAAGTCAGTGCTGAAGATGGCCAGACCAAGAGCTTCATGGAAAAAACCAATTGGCGTGACATCTCAGCCAAAAATGATGACGAAGCCGAGGCCATGATCAGGGCTGATGGTATTGATATTTTGGTTGATCTGTCTGGCCATACTGGTGGAAACCGTTTGCCGCTCTTTACCCGTAAACCGGCACCGGTCCAGGCTCATGGTTGGGGCTTTGCCCATGGTAGCGGTTGCCCTGAGATTGATTACTTCTTTGCTGATCCTTACTCAGTCCCCGAGGAAGAGCGCAAGTTCTTCGCTGAGAAGATATGGGACCTTTCGTGCATAGTGGCCTACGAACCACCAAATTATAATCATTCTGGCACCAGTCCAGCCCCGGTGAGCCGGGATGGGACTTTTACCTTTGGCGTCTTTGGCCGCTTTGAGAAATACAGCCCGCAGTCGATTGAGGCGTGGCATAAAATACTTCTGCGCACGCCAAACAGCCGGTTGATAGTCAAGGACTTGGGGATGCGACGTCCTTTTGCCATCAAACGCTTCCGCGAAGTAATGCACGATGTTGACCCCAAACGCATCCTGTTCATGCAGGATTGTTCACACCCAGAGCAGTTCCTGGTCTACCAGAATGCCGATCTGGTGCTTGATACCTTCCCACACACTGGCGGGGTCACCGCTTTGGAAATCCTTTACATGGGTGTACCTGTAGTCACTCTTTACAACGGCCAAGTTGGTGGGCGGACTACTGCCACTGCGTTGCGTCTCATGGGGCGTACTGGATGGGTTGCCAATTCAATAAATGGGTATGTCGAGTTGGCGGTCAGGTTGGCAGCCGAACGTGCAGAACTGGGCAAAGCCCGCACGGAACTGCGTGACCAGTTTCTTAAATCGCCTCTATGTGGTGATTACGTTAAGGAAGTGGAAAACGCTTACCGGTCCATGTGGTGGCGCTACTGCGGCCACGAAACAAAACAAGACGAATTGAAGGAAGCCAGGCAATGACGATCCTCCTTATGGTTGGGACGCTTTTTCATCCTGGTGGTGTGACGCCAGCAGGCGGCGATGCAGTGCCTCACAACCTGCCCTTCTTTGTTACGCTGGGCAAGCTGAAGAGCTTCTAACGGGAGCTGAACTATGCCATTCAATACCAGTTCCTGGGTCTATACGCCTGCTGCCGGTGCTACCAGTGCATCCCCTGGGCAACTTATCCAATCAGCCATATGGGATGGAATTTTCACCGACCTGAGTGCTGCGCTGAACCAGTTGGGTAGCTTGCGTGTAACTACGAAGGTCTATCAGACGGCTGGGGTTACCACTTACACACCCAGTCCAAATCTTGTATTTGCTGTGGTTGAGGCACAGGGCGGTGGAGGTGGGGGTGGCGGTGCTACCGGGGCTGCTGGTGGGATAGCAAGCGGCGGTGGCGGTGCTGGTGGTGGTTTTGCCTACGCTGTTATCCCAGTATCATCGATTGGCGTAACTGTAGGGATTACTGTTGGCGCTACTGGAGCCGGGGGTGGTGCTGGCAATACTGCCGGGGTGACTGGTGGTACTTCGTCTTTTGGTGGGTTTGTCGTAGCTGCAGGCGGGAACCCAGGTGGTGGTGCTGCTGCTACAGTAGCGGCTTCTGGTGGGTTAGGAGGGGTTGGGGTTACTGGTCAAATAATGAGAACCGGAGACGATGGCAGGATGGGGATTGCTGCCGCTATAACAACGGTTCGTGGTCCTTCAGGGGAAGGGGGCAGCAGGCCGTGGCCTGTATCTACAACCCCAGGCGTTGTGGCAGTGACCAGTGCCGTGACCGGTAATGCTGGGGACATTGCCAGTGGTGGTTCTGGTGGGCAGGCTCATGGGACTGCTGGTAACGCTGCCGGTGGTGTTGGTGGTACCGGTCAAATTTTTGTATGGGAGTATTGCTTCTAATGGCCCCCAGCCCCGGACTGACTGAAATCGCAACAACCACGCTCAGAAACAGGAGAGCTAAGATGCCTATTGGCCCAACCCGCACCAAAGCACAGAAGAAAAATGTTGTGCATACCGAAATGCACAAATTCAAGGAAGGCGACCTGCATTCGGGTTCTAAGCAGGGGCCTGTTGTCAAGGACAGAAAGCAGGCTGTAGCCATTGCTATGAATGAGTCTGGGCAGTCCAAAAAAGGCAAAGAAAAGGGTTATGACCGCAGCGGGCATTTCCCTGGCAACCCAGGCTTCAAGCGTGAAGGGAAGCCCCCGTATGGTGAGTACAATGCCGGGGCGCATGCCAAGCAGCCGCGTGGCAAGTCCATCGGCAATGCCACTGAGTTTACCGGACATAAAGCGAACCAGAACTATCAATCAGAGCTGCGTGAACATCACGGCGGCAGAGCAGGAGGCTCAGATATGGGTAAGCACCATGGCGAAGTTGCACACACCGGTCCGGCCGACCGGGGCGGTAGTGAACTGCAGGACAAAGGACCGGCCCCCGGAAATCACCACCAGCCCGCTGGCAAGAGCCTGGGCGCTGGCCGCACCGACGTTGCCGAACACCACGTAGGGCAGAACTTTGGTGGTGTGGCACACAGCTTCCGGCCACCGGCTGCAAATATGGCATCTGGGTATGGTCACTCTATCACTCAGCGCAAGGGTCCATTACGTATGAGTGGTCATTCAGGTGCTCATAGGGTGGGACACCGTGGCAAGTAAGAAGCCGTTCTACGCTTCTGAGCCTGCTGTGCCAGCCAAGAAATTGGCTGGGACTAACCCCGTGGGCAAAGTTGAGTCCCCTGGTGGCTTCAAGCCGATTTCAGTTCCCCTGCACCCAGGCCGTACTCATGCCCTGGGGCCGCTACTGCGACAGCCACACCCCAAGTCCCATGGTTTTGGACATAAGGCACATCAGATACAGGGTGCGCTGCGGCTGTCTGGCGTGCCTAAAGCCCACAAAGTTGGCGTGCCCAAGACAGGTAAGAAACTGTAATGTCCAGTGGGCACGATCACCCTGATTGGGCCGGTTTGAGCAGTCAAGCAATTGATCGGCTGCTGAAGAACCCTGAAGTCACCAAGAACCTTTATCGGGTACAGGATATCTGCCGAGACTACGACCTGCCCTACCTTGGCGGTTATTCAGAAAACGGGGAAATTGTTTACATAGACCGTCACTTGCCTGATGAACTGACCATAGAAGTGGATGGGCACAAGAAAACCTTTGACCCAGCCCGGTTCATCACGATGCACGAACGGTTTGAGAAGGCAGTGATGGACGCCTGTGGCTGGGCCTACGGCCACGCACATCAGGCCGCCAACGGCTACGAACGCCGGGGTGTGCTTTCTGCTGGGCTGCCCTGGAACCCTTACAATGAAGCTCTCGAGCCATTCATCAAGGCTGATGAACACGAAGCCCTGAAGAAGGTGCCCGCCAACCTGGATATGAAGCCTTATTACGCCCCACCAGTTGATAAGGCTCTCATTGCCAGGATGGAAAAAGCTATGGGCATTGGCGAGGGCAAGCAGAATAAAAAGGATGTCGACTACAGTGACGGGCACCCCGGTTCACACTGTGGCTGGACACCAACCTGGCCAAGGTGCGCCTGCAAGCACTTCCTTGAACCACACAGTTGTGAAAAAGTCAAAGGTTACATAGAGCCAAAGAAATGGTGTTCTCTCTACGCCCAAGATTGAAAGTGTCACTGCCTGGCAGGGCATACAATATTAATAATAGTCCTGGAGGATTTGCCAAGAACTATAAGTCTGGGCTTACCCCATACATGACGCCAGAGGCACGTGCCAGGAGCATGCAGGGGCTGTACAAAACTTGGGATGTACAATCCCGTCAACGTCAAGGAGAGAAGGTCATGGTCTTGAGCAAAAAAAGTAAGAAAAGCAAACGTAAGCGCCTCAGGTTGCGGGAAACCGTAGCCAAGGAAGCGCGTGAAATCCAGGAGCTTGCCCGCAAGAACGCTCAAGCAGCTATGATCCGAGTTGCCCAGATTGCACAGACTTCACCCAACGAAACTGCTGCACTTGCCGCATCTGCATTGCTCTTTGAGCGTGCCTACGGCAAGGCCAGCCAGGTCAACATCAACGCAAGTCTAGACGCCAATGGCAAAGCAACCGACGTCTCCCAGAAAGAGCTTGACACCAGAATTGAGAAGGCTCTCGAGCGAATTGACAGCCTTACGCGAGGAGCGCCAAAAGCGCCTGCGCGCGAGGAACCACTTATTGACCTACGCAAGCTCGATCGAGATCCCGACAGCACCCCACTCAATTGACCAAGATGATGAAAAAGAGAAGTTCATCCCGAATACGAAGGCGTTTGGCGCACACCATTTGCTGTGGCTTGAGTGCCTCCAGAAGATTGAAGATGGCGAGATTAAACGTCTTATGGGCCTTATGCCGCCTGGAAGCGGTAAAAGCATCTATTCCAGTGTGGTATTTCCAACCCATTTTCTGGGACGTTTCCCCAAGCGATCCGTCATTATTGCGAGTTACGCCTCTGATCTCCCGAAGAAATTTGGACGCCGTGCACGTTCAATCGTCACTCAGCCAATATACCGGCGAATCTTTGACACGACACTGAGTGAAACTTCTTCAGCGGTTGACGAATGGGCGCTGACCAACGGCAGTGAGTGGATGGCGGCCGGTATCTTGACCGGCATTACCGGCAACCGCGTTGACGGGATCATTTGGGACGACTTGATCAAGGGCCGTGAGGCCGCAGACAGCAAGGTGCAACGGGATAAGGTTTGGGACGCCTATATGGACGACCTGCAAACCCGCCGCAAACCTACCACTTGGGAAGTTGGGATCATCACCCGCTGGCATGAGGACGACCCGGCTGGACGGATTTTGCCAACTGACTACAATGGCGAATCCGGCATGATCAAAGGACAAGATGGCAATGATTGGTATGTGGTTTGTCTCCCCGCCGTCGCAGAGCGTGACGATGACCCATTGCACCGGAAACCTGGTGAGATACTATGGCCTGAGTGGTTCACCGAAGCCCATTTTGCCCCCTTTAGACGCAATGCCCGTAGTTGGTCCGCCCTTTTCCAGCAACGTCCAGCGCCAGATACGGGGAACTACTTCGACGCTGAATGGCTTCGGCCTTACTCACGTCTCAGTGACCCCCCTAGTGCGGTGACAGTACCCGACCGCAGCACGATGCACGTTTACGGTGCCAGTGATTACGCCGTAACCAGCGAAGGCGGTGATTACACTGTGCATGTAGTGGTGGGGGTTGATCCGCTGAACCGTGTGTTTCTTCTTGATCTGTGGCGCAAACAAGCAACTTCCGACAAGTGGGTTGAGGCCCTGTGCAACATGGTTGAGCAGTGGCGGCCTCTGGGATGGGCGGAAGAAACAGGACAGGTCAAGTCGGGTGTCGGGCCGTTCCTGACCAAGCGCCTAAGGGAACGGCACCTCTACATAGCCCGTGCTCAGTTCCCTACCCGTGGTGATAAGGCAGTGCGGGCGCAGTCCATCAGGGGCAGGATGGCCATGGACGGCCTGTATGTGCCTATTCATGCCCCTTGGTACCCAGAATTCAGGCGTGAATTGCTGTCCTTCCCTGCAGGCAAGCACGACGATCAGGTTGACGCAATTGGCTTGATTGGCCAGGTGCTGGATAAAATGGTTTCAGGCCATATGGCACCGGTAGAGCCTGAGAAGCCCAAGGTGTTGTCTACTGATCCTCTGCTTTGCACTGTGACCTTGGACGATCTGTTTGAGGCCAATGAGCACCGTGGGAAATATCACGTTTCCAGGATCCATTGATGGCCATTGATCTTGACAAACTAGCTGGTCCTAAAGGCGGCGAAGAAAGCCGACGCCTGGCCAAGTTTTGGCTGGATCAGATCAACTATGTCAAGGACAACAGTCAGCACAAGCACTGGGTCAAGCGCGGCGAAACCATTGTCAAACGCTACCGTGACGAACGCAACCGCACTGACGAAGAGGGGCAGCGCCGCTATAACGCCTTGTGGTCCAATATTGAGATCCTGAAACCGGCGCTGTACGGCAAAACCCCATTGCCCATAGCAGAAAGAAGGTTCAAGGACCCTGACCCTACGGGCCGCGCCGCCGCGCAGATACTGGAACGGGCGCTGCGCAATGAGATAGAAATTTGTGGGTTTCATGACGCCCTTAACGCAGCGGTCACCGACTACCTGCTGCCGGGCCGTGGTACGGTTTGGGTGCGTTATGAGCCTGAGATTGAAGAAGGCGTTTCCCTGCCACCCGAGTCCCAGACCGATATGCGGGACAGTCAGGGGGAACTGCCTGGCCGCCACACCCCACCGACCGAACAAGAAACAGAGATCACCACCCCTGGGGGACGGACCCGTCCCCGGCTGTTGAACCACGAAGAGGTTGAGCCGGAAATTGATGATGAAGCTGAGGGGCAAACCCCAGAAGAGGAAAAGCTTGAGTCCACCGGGGACAGGGTGATCCGTGAGTCCACGCCAATTGACTTCATTGAATGGTGTGACTTCTTCACTTTCCCGGTGCGTGCCCGTAACTGGACCGAAGTTACAGCAATTGGCAAGCGTGTGTACATGTCCAGGGACCAAATGAAGCGCCGTTTTGGCCCGGTCATCGGCAAAGCCATCCCCCTGGAAAAGGACACTAGGGGTGACCGCACGCAGAACACCATGCTGCAGTCAGCCGATGAAGATAAAGGGGTAGTGTACGAAATCTGGTCCAAGTCCGATAAGGATGTGTTCTGGGTGGCCATGGGGTACGATCACCTGTGTGATCGCAAGGACGACCCCCTCGAACTTGAGTTCTTCTGGCCAACGCCGCGCCCGCTGTATGCCAACCCCAGCAACAACACCCTGATCCCGGTCCCTGACTTCATTCAGTACCAGGATCAGGCTATTCAGGTAGACGAGCTGACACAGCGCATCGCCATGCTTACCAAAGCCTGCAAGATGTGCGGTGTCTACAACGCTGCAGCCAAGAGCATTCAG